TCTGTTGGCGATACTTGCCAACATCTTCTATACCTGCTTGGCCCGTTCCAGCCAATGGCCTTCCACTGATGTACTCCACAGCGCGAATGTCAGGTGATTGAGCCTCGTATGGTGTGGCGCCCGTGTATTCTCTTGACTGACCAAGTTTATTGAATTGCATCATCTTCACTTGGCCATTCACGACCATTGGCTCTGGCTTGCCAAATTCAGTCTGGGCCATGCCAATCTTGAGCAATTCTGGCTGACCTTCTTTGCGCGTCATGCCGCTAAGAATTCTGCGCATCTCAGGATTTAATGAGCCAACAATGCCAGGCGCTGCCGTTGGTGCAGGCATTTGTGCAGCCAATTGAGCGCGTTGTGTTGTTGGTCCAAATTTACCAGCCACAGACACTGGAGCCAGTATTGCCGCTTGATCTGCGGTAATGGGGGCCACAGCTGGCTCAGTGAATTGCTTTGCATAAGCCTCATTGGCCAATGCTTCCCGCTGCATTTCTTTGAGCTTTGCTGCCGTGACCAAATTGCCAAAAGCTCCGGTCATGCCCTTTTCATAAGCACCTTGGCCGGCTTGCAGGGCAGAGCCAAGCGCTTGGCCAAGACCAATTCGCTGTGGGCCACGGCCACCAGCCTGGAGCAATGCAGCAGCTGCCGCCATTGTGGACTGAAAGCCTAATTGATCACGCTGTTTGGCTGTCAGTAGCTTTTCAAGTTCACTATCACCACCACCACCACCAAACAAATTGCCGAGTAGTCCATCAAAATTAAATTCAGCCATTTTTATTCCTTATAAAAGGCCAAGGACAGCACCACCAATTGCACCAGCAGCTGTGCCAATACCAGGAATGACGCTGCCAAGTTTTGCACCAGCCAAAGCCCCACCAAGAGCGCCAGAAGCAGGGTTTTGGCTGTATGGAGTTGTTGCCACCATGCCAAGGTTGGCAGGCTGCGCACCGAGTGAAGACTGGACCACACCCAGACGCTGCAAACCAATATTTCGGATTGCATCCATTTGTTGCTGGTCCAAAGCCTGACGCGCACCGCCAGCACCCATGACCGCTTGAGCGCCACCAAGACGCAATGCTTGTTGCTGTGCAGCCAAATTACCTAGCTGGCTTGCACCGCCTAGCCTCAATTGCGCACCTTGCAAGCCAGCTTGCTGATTGGCAATGTCGGCTGCTGATCTGCGCGCAATGTCAGCCTGCTGCATAGCCATTGCCTGGTTGAATGCCTGCTCATTCAAAGATGTTCCAAGTGTGGCGGCCTGCTTGGCAAATCCTTGGTTAGTCAGAGCCTCGGCCACACCTTGGCGTGATCCACCAAATGCACGGGCAGCGTTTGCGCGCTCACCAGTCTGCTGGATGGCAGCGCGTCTTGCTGATTCCAGATCAGACAATGCGTTTTCACGCACCATGCTTGTGTATGGATTCATGTAGCTGCCAATTGAGCCTGGGCCTTGCCCCATGCTCAAATTAGTCTGCTGCGCTGTAAGTTGTGCAGGCTGATAGACACCACCATAAGCCGCCATTTGTGCGGCCAAGTCTGTGCCAGATATGCCTGGGCCAGCAAGGCCCGTGTTGACCAGAGCCTCCTCGCCTGCCTGATACATTGGGTTGTAGCCAGCAAACTGCTGAGTTGGCAAAGCGCCAGCGACCCCTTGGGCCTGCTGAAAGTTGGCCAAGAATGCTTCTTTGATCTGAGGATCAATCGAGCTTGTCGATGTAGTTGTTCCACCTTTTGACATATTGCCACCTTATCCGAGTAAAGACTTTAATTTCTTGGCAGGCACTTTGCCTTCGTTGATCATGTCCAGAAGTCCACGGCCATACTTATTGACTGAAGACTTCTTGATCACATACTCGCCACGATCTAGATATCCAGCGCCATCATCTGGACCAGGTGGGTTCATGCCAAACAAACCATCGACCATGCCGCCTTGGTTATAAGTACCACTGACACTTTCGCCAACGCCTCCATCTGTGGCATTACCATCACCACCGCTTTCAACAATAGTATTTACACCAGCCAATTTTGCCGCATCGGCCTTTGCCACATTGGCAGCCGCGATCTGGTCATACAGAGCTGGGTTATAGCCACCCATTGCTTGGCCTGCCACCACACCAGCGTATGGATTGCCCATGGGTTGCATCTGACCCATGATCAGGCTGTAAGGGGATGCACCACTAGCCATGACAGCTGGGTTGTATTGCGCACCAGGTGCAATGGATTGGTAATTCTGAAAATTCTGGGCAAAGCCTTGGGTCGCATTGGCAAATGGCAATGTGCCTGCACTGGTCTGAAAGCCAGTGGCCTTTGATGCCTGCTCTGCTGCCAACTTTGCTTGACTTGCCAAATAGGCTTCATAAGCCTTTTGGTTAGTTGCAATCTGCTGGGCATTTTTCAAAGCATTCAAGCGCTGCTGCTCGGCCCATGCAAGTTCATTGGCTCTTTGCTGCGCAGCCCAGTCAGTTGTATTTGTTTTTTGCTGTGCAGTCCACTTGATTTCATTTTGCTTTTGTTGCGCTGCCCACTGGGCTTCACGCTTTGCCAGCTCATCCATGGCCGCCTGGTTATAAGCAATTTCAGTGGCAGTTGTGGGCGTTGCCGCTTCCATGCGGTCTTGAATAATATCGGGCGTTGACTGAGTGGCACGGGCCACATCAGCAGCGCTGATCTGGTATTGATTCATCAAGCTCTCAAACTGGGCATCGCTCAAGCCTTGAGCCTCGCCCTGTTTGATTGCGTCAACAATACTCTTGTCAAACTGAGCTTGACTGATGTTGTTAGCCAATGACCATGCTAGTGCCGGTGAAGTTGCCATATTTATCCCCTAAAGTTCCTTTGCCATTACAGACCACTGTGGACTGTAACCTTCGTCTTTCAAAAATGTCTTGGCCCAGCCTCTTCGGCCTGCCAAGGTCACTCTGGTGCAGCCAACAGACTTGCCCCAGGATTCGATCAATGGTCGCATCCGTGAGAGTTCATCTAGGTCGCCACCAGCCAGAAAATAATGCAAATTCTTTAGCCTGGGATAGACAATGATCTCTGTCAATACCACTGAGTCCTTGGCCGGCCACAGCTGTAATCTGTGATCTTCGACCATCTCAGCGACATCGTCAAAATTGTGTGTGCCTCCACTGTATTCTAAAGCAGCCTCCACATGGTGGCGCAGCCTATCCAAATGTTCTTGGTCACTCATCGCTTACCGGATGGAATAGCCTCAAGCCTCATCACCCCAATGCGCCAGTCGGCCAAAGTGTTGCCAGTTACCCGCATATTGACTTGCCGGCCAGAGAATCTGACACTAGTTGGGTTGGCTGCCGTATATGGTCCAAATGTGGATTGTGTGCCAGTTGGGTAATTGCGGGTTTTAAATGAAACCACCGCCTCACCTAATGTTTGTTCATCTGGGACCACTTGGCGCACCGACATGATGTTGTCGCCATTGCCCAGTTGGACTGGGCCAGACTCGGCATAAAGGCTGGCGCTGTCATAGGCAAAACCGACTTCATGCTCATAGATAAAGCCATCGGTTGAAACCATCAAAGGATTGGCAAACACCCCAGAATCAGCGCCAGCAGTTCTGGCCAATAATCCTATGTTCCAGTGGTTTTCTCGGTAGTTAAAAGTGACATAACTGTCATTTTCAGTGCTTCCACTGCTTGGGTAATACCACCAGATTTCACCATATTTACTATTGTGAACAGCATAGACCTTGGATGCCTGGTTAAAGTTCAAATTGTCAAAGACATAGTCAGACACATCACTTGGCAGTGGTTTGACATACCCGTCATATATCCAGAAGCCTGCCTTGCTCATCCAAATGGCTGCCGTATCAATGGCCGCCACCGCTTGGGCTGAAATGAGACCGCAGCCAGAGCCAGCCTTCTCAAAGCCATAGACAAATGGCGCGCCAACATACTGGGCCGTGTGGACATCTACATCTGTAAACAGTAGATTGACACCCTTGACCCGCTTGCCAGCGATCAATGTGCCAGGCGTGGCCAGCTCATAGTCGCCTGCAAGGTTGTCGCCTGCCGGTGTCCACTGGGTATTGTTCTCTTGGTCGCACCATTGCACCTTGCGTGGATTACCACCAGCGCCAAGGGCAAAGAGAATGCGCTCTTGCGTGACCAGTAGTGCCTTGTTGTTGACTGGCGCATTGGTAATGGCCGCTGCAAGGGTTGGCGTTGTAAAGCCTAATTGCCACTCATAGAGCTTGCCATCCGCATTTGAGCAAGCCACCAAATACTCGCCCCAAGTGTCCATGGACCATGTGGTGGCTG